TTTGCAGCTGGGGCTGTAGTAAAAGTAAGTATTCCCGTGTTCTCTTCTAAAGAGTAACCTGATGGGTAAGGGATGGCAGAGCCATTAACAGTAATATAAAGATTAGTTAGCTCAACAGGCTTTTGACCTAGATCAAAGGTCTTAGTAATGCCATCACCGGTAGCGGCAAAAGTAAAATTCTGCTGTAGATCGCCAAGCTCAAGGCGCACTCTAGAGAGAATGTCAGACAATAAAGCCACTAAGAACTCCTAACATTACCTACCTAATGATGTCGGATATTTGCTTAAAAATCTCTACAAACGAAGAAGCGGACCCCTAAAAGAGATCCGCCCACATCGTCCAGCTGCGTTATTAAATAACACCTGCAAGATAGTTTTTTTCTTTTAGGTGCTGCGCTACGTGCTTAGTAACCTTGTACTTTTGACCAGCCTTGAAGGTGTAGTTGTTTCCTGCGCCTAGGGTCATATTTTCAATGTCCTGGACTACACGGATTTCTACTGTGCTGTCATCCTCGTTACCTACTGTAACGGGAGCATCAATAATTACTGTCTGGCGCTCAGGAACTGTTGCATCAATAACATTTGTCTCTAGATCAACCTTGGCTTGAGCCGTGGCCATGGACATCTTGTTAGCTGCTTCTTGCTGAGCTTCAATGCTTTCTGCAAGCATCTTGTCGCGCATTACGCCTGTCGTGTCTGTGGGCTTCTTTGTAGCCACTATGAATCCTCCAATTTAGTATCTCGTTTAAATAAGGCGGGCCCTTGCGAGCCCGCCCTTTAAGCTATTTAGTTGTATTAGTTGGTTTCTGCAATGATTACAGATTGGTCTGTGATAAGGCCAAGTCCGAAGATTGAGTACCAAGCAAGTGCGTGCTCACGACCGAAGTCAAGAATACCGCCATCGCGGAGTTCGACTGGGAGTGAGATAGCGTGACCGAATGCGTTATCACCGATCATGATAGCTGCATAACGATCTGATCCACCGTTACCTGTGAGGGTAGCAGGGGTTGTGTAGCCTCCGCCAGGTGTGACAACTGGGTTAGCAACAGCTGTATCAGTTGTGTATGAAGAACCTGCGCCACCAACAACCTTGAGGACCTGGGTGGTTTCGATGAATACTACGTCGTAGAGACGACCGATTTCACCGAGCATGAAGTTACCTGGAGCTGCGTACTTTGTGACCTCGATGAATTCAGGGTTGTCACGAAGGGTACGGCTCTGGTGTGGGTGAACGAAGCAGACATAAGTCTCGCCCAACCGTGGGATGTTCTTTGTTGCCAAGGTCTCAACTGTGTCCTTGATAACGTGTGGTGTGAGGTAAGCAGCACCTGTCATTGCTGCGCGATTTGCAGCAAAAGTTCCGTAACCGTACCAGTTGTTAACAGCTGATGAGACTGCTGAGCGATCTTCGCCGTAAAGGACTGAAGATGCTGCATAGAGTGTGTCGCGTGAGAGCTGATCTAGGTAGATAGCCATGTTACGACCGAGAAGACGTGAGGCTGAGGCCATTACGTCATCAAATGAAGCATTGAGCAAAAGCTCAGATACTGCAAGAGCATAACCATGCTCTGTTACAGTGATTGAGAACTGCTGTGCTGTGAGAGCGTTAGTCTGCATACGGACACCTTCAACAAGAGGTGAAGCGAATCCGAGGTTGTTGTAACGCATGAAATTGATCTGTAGACCAGGTGCAACACCGAGTTCAGTCTTCTTGACTGCAAACTGCTCAAAGCGAAGGATAGGCATAGCCTGGAACAAGATTTCCTTGGACCAGATAGTCTGAATCGCCTGAGTTAACTGGGTGTTGGTACCTGAGTACGCTGTAGGTGCTGCGGCTAGATTGCCTGTACCTGTGATACCTGATGCCATTTGGCTTTAACTCCTTGATAGTAGTTTTTAATAGATTAAGTGTTAGCCCAATATTCCGCTGGTCTTACCAAGAGCACGGTTGCTCAAGATCTGAGTGCGGACTTTTGCGTATTCATTCATCGGCATTGACGCAATATCTGCGGCAGTGAACTGACGTGGTTCCGAATTAGTTTCCAAGGGTCCAACGCCTGGCAAGGTTGCCCTCACTCCCGGCATATCTCTGCGTTGCTGCTGGATAGCAGACTGTGCAGATTCTAGAATACTGTTAGATCGCTCAACCAAACCTGTAATGCTCTCGTTGATCTCATCTGGGGTATTACCCTGAACGTAATCAATGAGCTGTGGGATGATATTTTCGCGGTTTTGTTCAACAGCTTGTTGACGGTAAGCCTGCAGTTCTGCAAACTTTCTTTCCTGCTCCAGAAGAGCGAAGGCCGCTTCGCGTTCTTGACGCTCACGTGCCAACTGCTCTCGCAGTTCATCGGCTGTAGCTTTTGCAAAGTCCTTGGCGTCCAAGTCATTTTCAAGCTTTGCCTTCTCTTCAGCTGCTTTGGCTTCCGCCTCTGCTGCTTTGCGAGCTGCTTTTTCTTCGCGCTCTTTCTTAAGGAGTGAAACTTCTTCCTTCAATCGATCGATCTCTGGGTAAAGCTTCTCTTTCTCCTGTGAACGAACCTTTGCAAGATCCTCTTCGGTATAAAACTTCTGAGTTGGTTCATTCTTTCCAGAGGTAACAGTAGGCGCGTCAACGCCCGACACATTTACTACTGGAGCTGTATTAGCTTCTGCTTCAAAAGCATTAGCCATTAGATCTGCAGTTTCTGACATGCGTTTATCCTTTTATCCTAGGGGTCGTTTTACGATGTGGGGGCACAAATGACCTAACGTGGTATTACAGTATTTATTTTGACAATAGATGTCTTAATTGTCTGTATAAATCACTTTATTTTTGGTAACCGTCTGGGACTCTGCGCTGTGGCAATTGAGTACCGTAGGCTTCCGTTACTAGCCGAGTGCGTACCTTCTCATCACCCATTTGGGCGGCGATAGTTGCATCATCTAGTAATACTGGCTCTGTTGGGGCCGCAGGTGCTTCTGCGCTTGGAGCGCCTGGTGCAGAGGAACCACCAGGGCCTGTTTGTGCTGGCATTGACCCTGTAAGGGCCATGATGTCCTGCTCGATCTGAGTCTGAATAAGCTTAAGTGCTCCATCAGCCATTGCTTCATCTTGAAGCTCTTGACGGATCTCTGAAAGCTTCTCAATAGGGAACTCTTCGCCTAGGATGCGCAATGCGCCTTCCTTAGACTCAAGGCCAAGTGAGAGCATTGACTGGACTTCGTTGATAGCAATGAGCTTGTCAAGAGGAAGTGGCTGTGGGAAGTGAACATAAGAGCGGAAAGTAATAGGATCATTTACGTCTAGCTTGGAGACCTGACCCTGCTTTAGTGGGATAGTGCTTGCGTTAGGATCCCAAGTAAAGGTCTCTGGCTCTTTAAGGGCAAGGTTAAGAAGGATAAGCTCATTTACGCGCTCAAGACCGTGTGCATACTGGACGATCTTCTGGTGATAACGGTTCATCAAAGGCTGGAATTGAATAGATAGAGCAACACCAGAGGTGTTAGAGATAGGTTGTGCCTGACCAAGAGCGGTCTCAGGAACACCAATCATTTCGTGCATAGACTTCTTCATCATTGCTAGGAAGTCCATAGCGCCCTTTAGACCCTGTGCGCCACCTTCTAAGTTTTCTACTCGTGCGTCCTTTGGAAGGCCGCCCCATACTTTGTTAGCGCCTTTCTCAAGCTGAGAAGCTTTGGCGCCAATAATGACCGTAACCGGCGCAGCGTGATAATTAACAATGTCTGCAATATCAGTAGCAGTTTCATTGTAAGCACGATTAATATTGATAATGTCATTGCAATCTGAAAGGCCCCAAGGACTACCACTAATACGAACATTCGGGATATGAATAACTGGAATTGTGCCAAGCGGGTTAGGGCGCGAGTCAATGAGTTCGTCATTGATATATTCCTCGATGATGTCATCTGTGAGGATTTCTGTGTACGTGAATACTTGGCGCGTACCTTCCAAGCTAGTACCCCAAAAACGGTACTTAAGCTTAAAACGGACAAGGCGTTCGCGGTCGTGTGGATGGAACTCGGGGAAAGCGAAACTAGAGTTAAGAGGCAAAATTCGTACACGACCAGGGTGCTTACGGCCAGCAGGATCCACATAAGGCTCTTCATAAGCCACTTTAATAAAGCAGTCACCTGACACCGTACCTTGCTGACCAATTTCCCAAAGGACTGTGGCCTTGTTGTTATCCACTTCCCAGACGCGCTCTAGTAGGTCTGGAACGATTGCTTCGGTCTCTTTAGGGCTGCGGAAGTTAACACCCTTACCAAAGGTAAAGTTAATGATGAAGTCGCTGAATGCGCGATAGTAGTTAAGAACCATCTGTGTCTCACCTGTCTGACGGCGATAAGACCAGTGGTGACCAAGATACATAGCCCAGTTAAGTGAGTAGCGATTTAGGCGTGGGCCGTGTACTTCAAACTCTTCATCCGCTAGTTCTACTAACCCAAGCGGAGAGATGGAGATGGTTAAA